CGGCTGGAACAGCGAGAACGTCAAAAAGGGATGGTTGCATTGCTTCCTCCTGCGGTCGGGGTCCCGCTATCACGGGACGCACTTGGTTGCCAGTCATTTGACCGACTCCCAAACCGAATGTCAAGTCATTGAGCAAATATCTGGGCGAACGCGTCCTCAACCAGTTTCGGGTTGTCGGCCATAAGCGGCGAGATCTCCACATGAGTCCAGTCGGCACCGGGTGTGCCTCCGTTGCGTGAGATCGTCCATTTAAGCCAGTTGTCGCGTGAGCATCGGTAGCCCGCGCCCCACTTGTCAGTCGGGAACGGTACGCCTGTGCCGTCGTAACTATGGATTTCTTCAATGCCCAAAAGGTCGCGATGCTGATACAAGAATTCAACTAGGGCTTTGCGTTGGGCTTTGGTGCCTTTAAGGTCAGTTGCTCGCCATGTGGCGTGGACGGAGAGCTGCGGGCCTGATCTCATCGGTCGGTTTGCATAGATGCCGATGTTCTTGACGCCGAACAAGTACTCGCAGAACTCCACGAATCGTTTCGTGCCGGCGCGCGGTGTCGGATGGTTGCCGTCGGTGTTTCCTGTGTACGGTCTAACTGTCATTTTCTTTCTCCTTGTCCTTAAGCCCATTACTCGCAAGAATTCCTGAAAGTGCTCCAGTGAGAAACAACATCATCGGTGAAAGTAACGACCATGCCGATTCGTCATTGGGCGAAACTTTGTCAATCGGCTGTACGACGAATAAAAGTCCGTAGATCAGAGAAGCGGTACTGAGAACGAACGTCAGTGACAGTGTGATGCCGACGATCATGATGAGTCGGGCTTTGATCTCGGAGTTTGTGTATTTCTTCATTGGTCGCACCTTGTGGCTGTTGGTTTAGTTTCGCAGGTGTGTCGAGTGCGGTCGTTGCATCCAGTGACGACGAACATGAGGACGACGGCCAGAGCTGCGATCACGGCGAGAGTTTTCATGGCAGAGGTGGGTCTGGTAGGTCGGCTTCGTTGCTCGGTTCCCATGTCGCCATGAAGTCACGCAACTCTTGGCGGTAGGTCGCCCATTCTGCTGAGTACTCGGGCGTTAACGGGTTGTTCGGGATCTGTGTCCAATCCGATTCGTTCAAATATGTTTTGATTGCCCATCGGCAGTTAGTGGACTGTTCTTCGGCGGTATCGCCTGCGATATAGATAATCATGTTGGGCCTATGTCCTCCACTAAAAGATATGCAACAACTGTAGAAGCACGGACTAGCGAACCAGTGCCTGCGGTCTGTTGAGCAGTCGCAACGACATTGACTGTGCCCGCTGAAAATGTTCCGACCCAGATCAGGTGCGACTGTCGTTCAATGCTTGCTCCGGCTGTCTGGTAGGCCGTGTTAAGCACTGTGCCAGCAAGGTTGGTTTGCCTAATGCGAAAAGCAAAGTAGCCAGTTCCGCCAGTCGGGTTTGGCTCAAAGTAGGTGATTTTATAATTACGGCCAGCGACAGCAGTAAACGACGAGCCAGTGATCTGCACTTCTTCCGCCGTGATTGTTGCGTCTGTTGCTGTGGCGCTGTTAAGTGCCATGACACCACGTGGAAAGTTGTTTTGTTGCGCAGCTGTAAGAACAGCACCCGAAACAAAAGTTGTGTTAGGTGTGGGCATATTTTCTCCTTTACCAGCCGAGTCGACTGGTGTCTAGTATTCCGTTGACTGAGTCGTCAAGTATGAACGCACTCCAGTTATACCAAGGCTTCGTTCTAAATGTGACGATCATGTCCTCGGGTGTCCCTGAGATCGTTCGGCCTGTTATCACATTCTGTGTTGTCACTGTTGTCGCTGTGCCGACAGGCTTGTACTTGAGCTCTACACGTTCCCAGATACCGGTCAACATGTCAATCATTTTGAAGAAAGCCTCTTTGGGATCAAATGTGAGAATGGGCTTTATTTGTGACAGTTTGATCGTGAGACCTGTTGGCACATATTCGAGTGTGTTGTATCGACTGCCGAGTGCGCCAGTGAGGTAGGTCTGCCCTGAGGTAATCAAAAAGACTTGAGGCCATGCAATAACTTTTGTGCCGTAGGTCGTCGTGCTTGCACTGTTGGCGACAAAGGTGACTCCACCGCTTGTGGCTGTCGTTTGTGCTCCAGTCGCGAAGTCGGCTCTGTTGTATGACGCACTAAGAGTCTGGAATGGGATTGAGCTTGAGTTCGGTGTGATGTCCGAACCGTACACATAATAAGGGCCGTTACGATCAAACTTGCTCCGTAGTGGCGTGTAGTAGAGAACGATTGACTGGTAAGTCGTGGCAGAGCCAGCAAGTGTTGAGTAAACGGGCCACGAGATCGCTGCAGAGGATGGAAGATGTCGAGTGCTGATCAGGTCTGACACTCCGCCGGCGGTCGGTGTCCCTGAGACTGTTTCAACTGTTCCGTCGTTGTCGCCTATGGACTCAAAAATTCCTGTCGCTGTTCCGCCTAATGTTGGAAATTGCACGTTAGTTAGGACTTGAGCGATCTTAGTGGGCATTGTTTCAAGTGATGTGATGCCGACGATATCGGTGCGTGTTGGGGATGAGAAAGTGAACGCATCAACACATGTGAAAGATGCTTTCGAGTCTTTGTACCCAGAGTCAATAGTGAAGTCGGTACAGATGCCCTCAAACAGGTAGTAGGTGGAGGCGGTTCCGTCGTCATAGGTAAAGGTGAGGAGGAACTTTGCTCCGAACCAGTTAGTCGCGGAGAATGTGCCTCCGCCACTTGGCGTGAACTCGTTCAAAAAGTTTTTCATGGTGAACGATGCTGTCGCTGTTCCCATCGTGTAAATACCAGCGTCCAGATCTGTCGTGTACGAAAGCAAATAGGAGCTCAGATCAACTGAAGAACCTGTCGCCAGTTTGACTGACAACGTCGTCGTATAGGTGATCGGGCCTGCCATGTCAGCCTCGGAACGCTGTCGGGTTTACCGTGATCGGTAACGCGCCACGATCACGGATGTATTGCTGAAGAGCTGCTACGACAGCGTTCGGATCAGCACTTGAGACATTGACCGTGATCTGATTACCCATACCCATTCCGCCGGCACGACTAAGCGGTATCACTGCTTCTGGACCGCGCTCACCGATCATGGCGATAGTAGGCGAGGTGACGATTCCACCTTCGGCTAGTCGAGGCAATTTGACATCTGGGATAGTTCCAAAGTTCACCCAAGGCCCGGCTGCTTTGTCAATGCCGTCAAGGATGATGTTTAAGCCTTTGATCGCAAAATTCAAGCCCTTTTCCATTGCCGAAATGACAGCGTTGATAACACCCTTAAACGCTCCGCCAATGCCATCAAAGATCGCCTTGCCAAGATCTGCCAGTTCAGCAAACCCTGTTTTGACTGCACCGAACACGAACTGGACGACGCCCCACCAAGCCATGAACCCAGCCTTAAGGCCGTCAATAGCTTTTCCGAAGATGTCAAACTTCATTTGTAGTGCGACTAAAACTGCAATAGCAGCGACAATTGCAGCAGCTATCAAGAAGATCGGGTTTGCCAACATGATCGCATTGAACGCAGATTGTATTGCGAGAAATGCTTTTGTCGTTGCAGCCCATGCTGTCGTCGCAGCATTCACAGAGACAATTGCAATAGCGAGACCGCCAATGACACCACCCAAAACGACTACTAGAGTTGTGTTGTTTTTGACGAAGTCTGCAAGTTTGAGCAGTGACGGTAAGAGCTTGTCGGCGAGTGGTGCGACAGCTGCGCCGATTGATTCCTTGAACTCGCCCATCTGAATCGACAAGTTCTTCATCTGACCTGAGGTCGTGTTTGCAGCAGTTGATGCTTGATTCTTGAAGGTTGCACCCAGACGACCAAATACCTCGTCGGCGTCAGCACCTTCCTCAATCAGTGACGCTAATGCTGGGTCTAACTTTTTGAGGGCTGTAAAGTTGCCGTTATAAGCCTTGGAGAGTGCATCAGAGACTGCGCCGAGATCCTTGCCAGTACCAGCAGAGACATCCAGCGCAAGAGTCAGCAGGTCTTGAGCTTGAGCAACATCGCCAGTGCCTCGCACCAGTTTGTCGAGTGCCGGGCGAAGTTCATCGTCGGCAACAGCTGCGGCCATAGAAGTCTTGGTGATAAACTTTTCAACCGACGCGATTTGGGCGTCTGTTGCGTAAGTGACGTTCTGAAGTGTCAGACCAAGTTTTTCGGCTGCAGCTTCATCTTCGGCAAACGCTTTGACAGCATCAAAAGCGACAGCGCCAAGAGCTGCGATAGCGAGCCCTGCAGGGACCGCGGCTTTCTTGATGGCGAACGCTGCTTTCTGTCCGTTGGTCTCAAGTTTTTTAAAGTCGGCA